CTTTTACATCTATTATTTCTTTCGTTTTCAAATTATCTAAATCGAACGAAGTAGAAAACACATGCTTACAAGCCATACATTCCACTTCTGTATCATATTTTGCACCATATCCATATACTCTAGAAGCCACCAATAACGCATTTTTGTCTCCTACTAGTAAATCTTCTATTCTGATATTTTTGTCAACAATGATGCTTTGCAACATTTTATCTAAAGCAAGTCCTTTTTTCAACAACGTTGCTGAAGTTAAAATGTCTTCCTCTTTGGCTGTCATGTGTTTTATCTCTATTGAAGTTTGATTATGAAGAGGATGACCAACTGGATAATGTTTGCCTGCGCTTGGCAAATTGATTACTTCCGTTGGGACAACGAAATTAAAAGGACTTGCTGCTGTCATTTGCGTATCTGGTGCAACCGGTGTTGGTGGTGGCGTTGATGTGTTCGTGTTTTCAGGAGAATCTGTGGTGTTGTTGAACGCTCTATCTTGATTTCTTGACATATTTACCTCTTTTTGTTGATACTATATAATAGTTTTATTTTTAAAATGTTTTAAACATTGCGTAATCATATCTTAACGTTAATGATATTGACATTATCTCATCTGCTACATAATTAGCTTGACCAAAATTAACTTGCGATATAAATGGATTAACCAAAGACCACTCTTCTAAAGGGTTCCCTCGGGCATTTATTTGTGTAAAGCGAATATCGCCGCCTAGCGCTGCGGTGGAAGAGCTTTTTTCAAGTGCTGATCTGGGCGCATTGATATTGCCGTTTTGGTATCCGGCTAGTTTTAGCATATTCCACAATTTTAAAGTGTTATTATCATCTTTATTCTCTGCATCAGTTATGACTATCTCGATTGGATTCCAAGTAACTAGTCCTGGTCTGTATTCAACATCATTAAGCCATATGTATTCGTTAACAGCAATTTCAAAAGATGGTTTTTGAAAAGATCGCAGACAATAAGTACGAATGTTGTGATAACCATAGCCAAATGTAGAATACCATCTAAAAGATAGTTTTGGCTCTGCGCTTACATCGTTCCAAAAAGGCATTTTGCGTTCCTACTTATATAATTGGCTTATTGGTCATTACTCACTACCAAGTATCAATTGAGAAGGAGGTGCAACGCCAACAGCGCTAGTTAAAGTAGCAAAGTCAAAACGTAATGTTACAGATAGTATTGTTAGTTCTTCTGAAGAATAGTCTAATTGACCAAAATCTACACTGGTGAAGAAGGCATTGTGTAAGTCCCAATATTCTAAATCAGTACCCTCTGCGTCAACTTGAGTAATTCTAGGTGAGCCAATCGCCTCTTTGAAAGAGAATTTGCTCATAGAACCTCTAGATTTTTCTTCAGTCGTGGGAGGAGTATAACCCGAAGTAACAAGCATATTTGCCATCACTGAGGATTGATCAGGAGAAATGGGATCGACAAAAGTAACATCGATTGTATTCCAAGTAATTCTACCAGGATAGTAAAAGGTATGTGCTACATACTGGTGTGGTATTTCACTAATCGCAAAAGAAGGTTTCTTCACTGTTTTTACAGCATATGATTCTATCTTATTGTTATTACTTGCGCCTGCTAAGGTGAGGTACCACCGAAAGCTTCTTTTAGGTTCTACGGATGCATCGCTCCAAAATCTTGAACTAGACATTTATTTTTTTCTCCTTCTTTTAATAAATAGTCAAATTATATTTTAATCTTCAAATGCGGCGCCGGAATCCGTCAAAATAAAATCAATTGCAATATACTCAATTGCTCTCGCTGGTTTGATAAATACTTTAGCATACATGATGTTTCGATCAATCAAATCAGGTGTAGTAGTGGTTTCATCTAAAACCAGCTTAAAGGCAGTAATTCCCAATCTTGCCTGAACGCTGCGTAGGAACGGCTCTACTTGTCCTCTAAATCGGTTCCAAGTAACCCTAACGTTTTGATCAAATAAGATTGTAGCAGCATATCTAGAAATTTGTCGTTTTAAGAAAATCAACAAACGTCTTACATTAATTCTACTTAAAGCAGATGCAGATGATTGCAGGGTCTTTTGACCAAATATTACAATCCCCTCTGCTGGAAATTGAGCGATGGGATTGATATTGTTATCATATAATTCATCGCGGTCGCGGGAAGTCAATCTTTCTCGTACTGCAACTACCGGTAAACCACCGCGTCCAGCAGAAAGACCACCTCTTGTAAACCCAGCGGGAGCAAACCATAGTTCACTCGAATTTTGAGCGAAAGAGATAGCGCCGATGGCAGCAACAGACGGGGGTACCCAAACTGCCGCACCACTATTGGTGTCTCTAATCTGTACCCAAGGATAATATGCAGCTGCATAAGATGAATTGGAAACAATATTAGTATTCATTTCATTAACCACGTTTGTAACAGACCCTTGTCTGCTTTCATCGTCGCTAGTTGTTTCGTATTGAGATACGTAATCACCTTCTAAGTCAATGATGGCTAATGAATCACCACGCGATTCACATAAATCGATTAATGTTCTATTGAGGGTTGTATTATGTATACCCGGCATTGCAATCAAGTCATATTCCACTCTTTCTGGGTCACGCAAAGAGTCGATAGCCATTTGTACAGAGTTAAACATATAATTCTTTTTTACGTCATCATTGGACACTTGATTAACCAAACGAAGCGGCTCGGACTCTTTAATATCCAAACCATCATACCCGCCGTGGAAAACAGCTGTAAATCTATCAACACCGGCATCTAAAATTTCTTTATAAGATCCTTCGCCTCGCAAGTAAGTTAAACCCTCTCGCTCTGCATAATCAGGACCAGTATCAGCCCTAGAGCCGACCTTATAAGCAAAATCCTTTTTAGTGACTGCGCCTTTTCGACACATATCGTCTAATGTAAAGTTATAAGAATATTCTGTGTTATCGGTATCAGATGGAGTGAAATCATTAATACCATTTGGCATAATTTTAAGATGGTCTTGCGTACTAGCATCATATCTACCTGTGCTACTATTAAAAGTAGTATCAACTCCATAAAAAGAATTCATAGGGTCGACAGGATTGTTTTCTGAACCAGAGATTCTAAGACGTAATTTTGGAAACTCAAACGTAACTAATCCATCTGTACTTCCTGCAATAAATCCTGTAGGCTCTGTACCCATACTATCCAAATTGCCGCTAACGAAAGTTGCTTTTTGAACGGGTGTTTCGGCATCAGTAAATGATGCAAATCTCAATGGTCCTCTAACTCCCCAAGGAAGATATCGGGCATCTGTATCGCCTCTTTTTACGGAAGGCTTCATATCAATATAAACATATCTAGATAAATTGGCATATTCACCGAAATCTTTATATCTTCGATCTGCTTCATCCCAGGTTTGATAAAAATCTCCAATTTTTCGTGCAATAAAGTTCTCAGAGTTGGGATTTAAATTACAATTATTGAATTGTTCCACCACTCTAACACGAGCATCAGTATCCGCAATATCACGGATAACGACGCTAAATGTACCATATGGTACCGCGCCGTCACTAGTGCCAGCTTTAATGTCTTTAATGGATACCTTAAGGTTTCTAGCTGCCCAGTCACCGCTATTTCTAGCTACTAATCTAAAAAGATCTTGTTGGGCTGTAACATCAAAACTTCCAGTAGTGTCGCCAGTAGATAAATCTTGTGCAAAAAACCATCCAGTGGCTGCGTCTTGAGCGTCTTTTCTAAAGTCACCACCTTCTGTCGAATTGTCTGCATTCAATAAAGGAAGAATAACTCCAATATGTGAACTGCTTCCAGACAATGCTTCTTTTACCGCACCTTCGTAAGATTCTCCTAACCAATATCGCGAAAAAGCTTTACTTGTTGTGAGAACAGCATTGGCGTTTGTCAATATTGGATTTGTATTGAAAGTGTTTCGTATGTATGTATCGCTAGTGTCAGTAAAATCAAAAGTACTATCAATCTCGGTACCTTTGAGAGAGGAGGAGATTATAACTTTAAATTGTTCTTTTCCTACGCTATCTACATAAGTGCTAGTTGCTGCTCCGTCATCGCCGGTCTCAGAGAACGTTCCTGAAAGACCAATTCTAGCTTTTTGATCAATGTACCACACAGCAGCAAGAGTACCTGTGTTTGCTGAAGAAGAACCATCTATATTTTGTGTATATGTGTTGGCGGTGGCTACAGCTGTTGGAGTGCCATCAGACCCCTGAGTACCGGTTAACTGGTATCCAACGTTATATGCAGCCCCAACTGTAGGTTCTATTTTTACATGCACCGAAGGGAGAGAGTTTGGAATACCGGCGGCTGGAGTAATAACTACAGTATTGTCTGTGCCACCCAGTGCAGAGTCTGCAACTGTAAGCGTGAAATAGTCATTATCATTGCCATAATTACCAGTTATAGCCAATAAGAGTGAACCAGTTATGTTTTTTGCCATTTGAGTGTCGCTGGAGCCAGTAGAAAACCCTTTGCTGGTGAACTGATGGTATGGGATCAAATTGCTCACTGAGGCTGTCAAGGTGAAAGCGGTGGATGCGCCCTCTATCACAGTATCATTTAACTTAACAGTGAGTCTGTCGCCATTGCTAAGATTGGAATCAGACTGATCGCAGGCTATAGATGCAGAACCATATGAAAGAGTTGGAGTGTTAGCAACAAATAAGCCGTAGGCGCCACCATTGACATAAAGATCATTACTTGGGGATGTATCCGTTGTTTGCCATCCGGCAAGTCCATCGGTAGTTGCTGTGGCTTCGTCGTGTGCGACGCCTCCAAGTCGTACAAAAGTTATTGGAGAGTTATTTCTAAACCAAGCTTGCGCGGCATATGCAGCATAAGTAGGAGAGGTATAATTACCATTTCTTACTACGTCATTAACGCCACCGCCAGGGATAGGATTGCCAAAAACATTAATAAACTCAAAATATGAATTAACGCGGGTCGGTTTAAGGATTGGACCCTTTTCAGAGCGACCAATAAAAGCTGGTCCTACGCCACCCGGTATTGCGGATTTACCGGTATTATCAATTTCATTAATGAAAATTCCCGGTGAAATAAATTTAAATTTATCAACAGACATTAGTTAATTCTCCTTTTAACTTTGAAAAGACTATAAAGTTTCTCTAGTAATTAGTATTTACTCTCGGTAAAATCCTTTACCTTTTCCATACTCGGGTATATCTCCCAAAATAACGTGCTCTCTGGGAATCTT